CTAGAACATAATCTCCTTGGATGAGTTCATTCTTGTTTCCCTTAACAGTTACATTGAGGTCACCTTCTATCAGTATGCTTTTATCTTTAATAGTAATCTCATAGCTTTCACCAACAACCTTTACAACCTTATCTCCTGTAGGATGTATCTCGGCGAATGTTCCAGTAATATGCTGTTGCAATAATCTTGCGCCGCCGGGAGTATCATCTATTTCATGAATGTGTCCTGATTCACTTTCATGCACATGGTTAAACGGATATCGTGATGGACTGCCACCTTTTGCAGATGGTTCATTCCATGTTTTTCTTATGTCCTCTGTTACGCCCGGTTGAACGCCCATTGCAAAAAATGGTTTTGTTGAAAGAGGAACTTCAGTTTGTTGCATTCCTCGTCTTTTAAGGAGAGAAGGATGTTGTTCACTAATTGCGCCACGAACTAATCTATTTGTATCTGGTTCGTTTAAAGTTTTTGGAAAACGTCCGTTTGGATCACTAAAACCCTTTTCTGGATTGGCTGGATCAATTGGTTTGCCAGGAATTGATCCAAGAACCATTGGGCGTTGCATAGAGTTTGCGTCCAGAAAAAATCCAAACACATGCGAACCCTCGACAAGAAAATGTGGAGTGTTTCCCATTCCAGCCATAGAAGGACTATCCGTTGGAGCCATAACTTGTGCCCAAGGTAAATCCTCAGTTGGAATCTTTTCTAAGTTATCATCATGATAACCAAAACAACGAACCCGAACCCGACTAGCTTTCTCTGGATCATGACGGTCTTCTACAACACCCATGAACCAACGGAAACCGTCGATACCCATAAAATCATTTGAAACCATTTTAACCCTCTGTATACATTTATACAGACTATTTATAAGGGTTAATGTAAATCAGGATCACGCCCCAATCGTTTAGATTCCGAGGGAATCCATTCATAAGACTCAACAGAACAACCTTCTTCACCCTTGTTGATCAAGTTAGCAAGAGCATAAGAGGCCTCTTCTTCTGTGAGATTGTCAAATAGACAGTTCATAGAAGTTTGGATAACTTTATATTTAATCATGGTTTAATATTTAGGAGAGTGCTTCTTTAATAAGAATATAATCTGTTTTTCCCCTTGACGATTCAACCTCTAAAAAAACAGATTCCAAGTCTTTTTCTTTAACGGATCGATAACTCTTAGTTTTCTTTGACCAATAATAAGGTGTAGTATTTTCAAACTTCACCACATCAAACTTATCAGAAAATACTCCAACTACCTTAGCAGTAAAAATCTCATCACAATAGTCTCTAAATTTTACCATTTCACCAATCATAATCTTTTTCCTTAAATAATATTAAAGTTCATACTAACAACAATTCTTTGGCCGCCACTCAAGTTCTCTGTCACACGATGTTTCAAAGTACTATCAAACATTAAAAAACATCCCTCTGTTGATTTGAGTGTAGTTTCAGAAACCATGTACGGGTTTGGCTTGTATTGAAAAACAAAATCGCCACTGTTCTCTGGGACTTGAATCCAGAACGCAGCACTAATGTGTGGACCCACTTCATATTTCTTAGGGTTCTCATGACTATGCAATACAGTAGTGTCTCCTCTCTCATGAACAATTGCCCAATAAGATTCGTTCTTGTCCTTATGAAATCTAGGGTCGGGAGTGTCACAACATAATGCTATTTGTCTTGTACCGTTTGATGCAAAATTATATTGTTTAATAAGTTCTTTACTGATCCTTTCGATATTTTTATCAAAATCAATACGAACATCTTCTCCCCGAATATTATTGGGGTCTGGATGCATCATTTTCTTTTCTGCATGATTCTTTAGAACCATCTTGGCAATAGCCTTCGTATCAATCTCTGGCATCTGTCCTACAATATAATCGGCAGTATATAAGTTTCTCTGTTCTGCATTAGCCATTTGTTTGCTCACTATTTGCTCTATCCAATAAGATTAAGTCTTTTTTTAATTGACTTTCTGGGTAATTAAATATATTCTCTGTTCTTGGAGATTCTATACAGGAAAATTCAAAAACAATCTTTTCTGCATCTTTCCCTATTATACCAACCAATTCCTCTCTTGTCAAGTAAATATTTTTTGGCACGTTTCTACTTGATTCCTCACCATAAATTGAATGAAACAACCCAGCATCAACAAGATAATCTGGGGCACCATACTCTTTAAGAATAACAGCAGTACCGACAAGATGATCCATTACAACTTTCGGTGCAAACCCAATATAATCAATCAGTTTATCTTCTAAGAATTTAATTTTGTATTGGTTCATAGTTCAAATATGTCATTAAAAAGTATTTTGCATAACCAGGCGCAAGTACTGGATTACCTCTGTGCAAATACATCCACATGGGAGGAAACATTAAAATACTGCCTTTCTTGGGTTTGACTGAATCACTATAATGAGGAAACACGGTTTCACCACCACCAAAATCATCATTCAAATAAACCATAAGAATGAGCACTCTTTTTGCATGAGCATGAGATTCGATATCTACATGATTTCCAAACTGCTCTGCATCCTTACCGCCATCACCAACAAGAAATCGTTTCAGTCGAAACTCTTCCCATAATATATCAGATGGCCACTGACAATCTTGAATCATTGTGTCCACACGATATTTTTCCACAACGTCCATAAAACTCTTCATAGCTAACTTATTCAAATGATCGAACCTATCAAACTTCATTGGGTTCATACGTTGGCAGTTGCAGTTACCACAAATCTGATGACCATCAGGACGAACAGGACCACTGCAACCATATTTCGATCCATATGTTGCAATATTTGATACACTTGCATTCGTTACCGATTCAGCATCTTTCTCCATAGTCTCTTCAAATGCTGCAACATAAGCATCACACATTTCATCATCCAAGAAATTATCATAGAGTCTTGTATAGAAGTTTAATTTTTCGGCCATGATAATTGCTCCTTTGTCATATTCTTTGTATTTGGATCATATGCAGCAACTTCTCTTTCAGTGAACTTTGTTCCTTCATTAACAGCACTCAAATCCATATAGTTTAGATGGGTCATTACAAAGTACTTGGCACCTCTTTTAGAGGGGCTACAAGGAGGGTTACCCCTATGAATGTAGTTCCATGTAGGGGGAAAGATAAACAATCTTCCTTGCTTTGGTTTCACTTTTGCATCGAACAATGGAAAGTAAGTTTCTCCTTCTTCAAAGTCATCATTAAGATAGACCATCAAACAGAGAAATCTTTTTGCATGAGCATGAGAATAAACATCAACATGGTTATCTAATCCATGTTTCTCTTCTTCATTTACTTTGAACCTTTTGATTCTTAGTTCTTCCCACCCGATATTCGTTGGCCACTGAACTTTGTCAATATTACAATCCTTGACATACCTTGCAATTCCTTCTTGCAACTTGTATATCAGAGTTTCATTAAGATGACTAAATCTGTCAAACTCCATAGGACCAAGACGGTCACAACCACAGTTACCACATGTAGGATTTTTACTGCCATCCTTCGTGAAGCATACGCTCAGTTGCTTCCATTTCTCCTCATCAACTCGCAAAGTCTCTTCATACTTCTCAATATATTCTTCGCAATCTGAAGGAGAAAGAAAATCATCGTATGCCCTGCACCAGAAATCTATATCGGTATTAGTCATTTTTTAATTGGCCTATCATCTTTAGTTTGTTCTCTAAAAGTTCCACCCATAGGTATAATACTTTTTGCTTTTCTATTAAATTGTCTACCCAAGTAACAGCTAGTGGTTTCACTATCTACATGAATTGGTTTAAACCCATGAAAATGTATAGGTATGAAATCTTCTTTATCAAGCAACTCTTTTGTATCTTTATGCCATTCAGAGTTGTCGAGAATAATCATACCATTTGACTTTACTTTATTGACAGATAAACTAACACAATCATATCTTGCAGAACCATCTATTACAATAACATCAAATTTATTATCAATCTTATTGATTGCACTTGGGTATTTTGTTAAGTCCGTTTCAAGAATAACATTATCATGCATAATCCATGTATCATTATTATCTACTCCATACAAATTAACTTTTTTTCTTTTCCAAAAAAGGCTACTAAAACCGCAACCATATTCAAAGACATCTGCACCACTCCAATCTATAGAGTTTATCCACTCATAACAAGGATATGTATAAAGAGGCATAGTTTTACCACTGCCGTCTTTTGGTGTTTCTGTTTTTGCGGATTCCATAAACCCAAACTCATTTCTCAACTTATGAATCAGAAATGTAAGTTGCATTTCTTCTATAGGTAAAAAAACTCCAGCAGATTCAATTGTTTTATTCATATTTAACCAGACTCATCACTAGAACCACCATACTTAAATTCAGTTTCACATGCCAAATCTAACTTGTGCATAATATCTTCGGTGAAATATTTAGTCGGATTAGAAAGAATCTCTTTACCAAACTGCTTACTTCCATCTGGCATCTCAAACCTTGTACTCACCTTCTTAAAGATTTCATACTTCTCTGCCAACTCCAACAGCCCATAGTATCGATCTAATCCCTTATCATAAGTTAATCGAACATCAACCATCTTATTCTCTTTCGTCAATCGACTCTTATGATTCTTGCAGTGAATGATATTACCGATTACCTCAGTACCGTCTTTCTCTTTTCGCTTGCTCAGATAAATGATACTACTTGCTGCATACTTCAATCCAGAACCACCGCCCATCTCTTTCGTAGAGAATAGTCCCATACTCTCATAGGTATGGTTCGTCACCACCATCGGCACTTTCGCCCGCCCGAGCTTCAACGTCAGTACTCGAAACGCTGCTTTGAGAACCTGTGCCCGTGTCATGTCTCTGGTCTCTTTACCTTCAGCAGTATCCTCAACTTCCTTGGTGGTAGATAACATACCAAGTGAGTCGAGACAGATGAACATAGGCTGTCGCTCAGACTCATCCGTCTCCATATACTTGTCAAGCACCTTGAGAGATTGTGTGCGAAACTCCTGCACAGTTGTCACGGGCATGATTACCATACGCTTTGAATCAATTCCCCTGTCAACCACCATCTGCTTTGTAATCGCACTTTCACTCTCAAAGAATATGACACCTGCATTTGGATCACTGTCGAGAAAACTCTTGACCATACCCATAAGAAAGAATGTCTTACCTGTTGCACTCTCACCCGCAATCGCAGTAATCTTATTCGCAGGTAATCCCCCATACACACTGCCACTCAGCAATGCATTGAAGATATAACTCCCCGTATCAATAAAGGTAGAAACATCTCCTGCCTCTACACCATCATCGACAATAGCTCCGTATTCATTTAACTTCGCAATGTCTCGTAAAAAATCACTCATATATTAGTCCTTTCAATTTATAGCATCGTAGAGAAACCATGCATAAACAGACATGGTAACAACATATAATAAACCCACATATAAAACCCACTTCAATAATGTAAACATGTTAGTTCCTCA